CCGCTTAATGTTCCTGAAAGCCCTTCTGAACTAGCTCTTGAAAAAATGGAAAGGATGCGAAAGTCTACAGGAGGCGAAGTGTCTGAGCCTGTACCTAATGCACCTCTAGAGCCTGACGAGCGTATAAACAAGCTCACAGGGTTGCCATACAACGAAGGCGCAGGTACAGCATACATGGATGAAGACGATCCTATGCGTAGGATGAACATAGCCGCAGGCGGAAGAGTTAAAAAAAGTGCAGGTGGAAAAATAGCAAAATTAATTGCGGAGCCTTTATCAAAAATTATTAAAAAGTATAGTAAGGGCGAGGTTTCAGATGAAGTAGCCGAAGAAGCCGCTAATAAAATACTCCGTAACTTTGAAGGCTCTGATGATATGCCTAGTCTTCTGGATGATCCTGATATGGAAGATTATATTAAGCTTGAAACTAAAGCGCTTCTTGAAGAAAAACACGACTTAACTACTGCACAGCTTCAAGAACAGTTTCCTGATGTTATTAAAAGAGCAGGCGGCATTGGTGGAGAAGAGTTCAGTAAAGTTCGTGGGTATACAGCAGACGAAAGAGAGACTTTTGAAGCCGCTAGTAGCTATGACGATGTACTGGGCGACACTTCTGATATACGCGCAGAGATACAATATACTCTAGACGACCTTAAACTAACGCAAAAAAACATGGGCGGTAGAGTTACTAAAAACTCAGGCGGCAAAGTACTAAACAAACTAAAAAGGAACTGTGCATAAATGAAAGACGATTTTAAATACTTTAAACTCTCAGACTTTGATTGCCAAGAAACTGGCGAGAACGAAATGAACGAAAGTTTTATACGCAAACTAGACCACTTGCGGGAGGCGTGTGGTTTTCCGTTCTATGTGACTAGCGGCTACCGAAGCCCTAATCACAGCATAGAGAAGCGCAAAAAAGTTGCAGGCACTCATGCGCGTGGTATTGCCGCAGACATAGCCGTCAACGGTGGAAGACAAAGGATGCAGATAGTGCGCCATGCTTGTGCATTAGGCTTTGTAGGCATAGGGGTTGCTAAAGGTTTTGTACACGTAGATTTGCGAGATGATTTTAAAGCCAGTTCTTTGGTGCTATTGATAAATGGACAGTGTTGTCACACTTATAAATGAAGTAGGTTTTCCTATTGCGGCAACACTAGGTTTAGGACTGTTTATCTGGAAGCTAATCAATCGTATTATTGATGGCCTAGAAACTAAAGTAGACACACTAGATGACAAGTTAGTTGAGCAAATTAATCATCTTGAAGAAAGGCTTGGCGGCAAACTAGATGGACAACACGGAATACTAGTAGCCCTTATAGATCGTGTTCGCTCTGTTGACAACGAGATTATCCGTCAAGACGTATTGCTTAAAACAATTTTAGGCGCTCCACAACTACTACAAACAGACAGATTAGCTAAGGCAGGAAAGAATGATAAGCGGAAAGATTAAAGGCGCAGTGTTATTGTTGATCGCTGTCTCAGCAAACGCTGACCAACTAACACACGCTTTCAAAAGCCCTAGCTTTAATGGCGTTAATACTTCAAGCCACTACTTGACTATTGAGAACCAAGAGTTCAACAGAAAACAAGACATTGCCGAAGAACTAAAAGCCTATCAAGAAGAACTAAAGCGCGAGGCAGAGAACACAACCCTTGCTCGTTTTATACGTAACCTAGAGTCACGCATTTATGCGGAGCTTAGCCGCCAACTAGTAAACAATCTATTCGGAGATACCGCAAGTACTGAAGGTATCATAGAACTTGAAGGCAACATCATCGAGTATTTTACAGATGGCGATTTTATAACCCTGATAATAACGGACTCAAATGGAAATACGACAGAGATTACTTTACCCATTGGTACTTTTACTTTCTAGCTGTTCAATATTTGATCAGTTTGAAGATACTTACGACCAACGGTTTAGTGCTAATGATGTAGTTAAAATTAGTCAACTACAATCCAAAGACTTAGTAAGTGTAAAAGCGCCTACAATACGTCCTGTGGTTGCAGTGTACCCTAGTTCTTTTACAGACCAGACAGGACAAAGAAAAAGCAACAGTTCTTTTGCGTTGTTTTCTACGGCTGTTACGCAACAACCTAGCGCGTTGCTAATCAGGGCTTTAAAACACGCAAGCAATGGCGAGTTCTTTAGAGTTGTAGAACGCGTAGGCTTAGACAATCTAACAAAAGAAAGACAACTGATTCGATCAGCCAGAGAACAGCTTGCTGACAATAAAGAATCTAAAAGTGTACCGCCTCTGTTATTTGCGGGGGTGTTGTTAGAAGGAGCAGTAATTGCTTACGATACAAATCTAGCTACTGGTGGTGTGGGAGCTAGGTATTTAGGAATAGGTAAAAGCGCACAGTATAGGAAGGACAACATCACAGTATCTTTAAGGCTAGTGTCTGTCGCTACAGGCGAGATACTTATAGAAGTAATGAGCCAGAAAACAGTGTTCAGCTACGGACAATCAGAAGATGTTTTCAGGTTTACCGAAATGGGAACAGAGCTTGTTGAAGTTGAATTAGGCAATGCCAGTAATGAGTCGGCAACTATAGCCCTAATGAAAGCTATCGAAGGTGCTGTCCTAGAATTAATTAATATAGGCTACTCAAAGGAGTTCTGGAAACATGAAGAAACTATTAAGCCTGATTGTGATGATGAGTGTCTCTCCGCTATACGCGGCTGATAACGAAATATTTATTACTCAAAGTGGCGCAACAGCAAACATAGATATAGAACAGCTAGGATCAGGTAACATTATAGGCGGTCTTAACTCTACGGCAGGTAATTTGACAACTCTTGATCTTGATGGCTCTAGCATGACGCTAGATATAAATATGATTGGAAGCACCAACAAGTTTTTAGGCGATATATGGGCTGATAGCTTCACGGGTGATTATAACTTCACAGGCTCAACAAACTCCTTCACCATTCAAGTAGACCCCACTAATACCTATGGCGCAGACAGTTCCGATCATCAAATAGATGTGACAGGCTCAAGCAACACCTTTACGCTAAATCAAGGCACTACGGCTCTAGCGGCTACCTTAAACCTAGATTGGCTTATTCAAGGTAGCAACAACACCATCACATCTAACATTAATATTGATGGTGCAACAAACTACGTAGACATTGACGGCTCTGATAACACCCTCACCTACACAGGAACAGGAACTACATCGTCAGCGCAGGGCTACTTCTATCTTGACCACACAGGTGGAAGCCGAACCTTTAATGTTCAGCAACTGAGTACACTGGATAATGATTGGATTAAAATACTTTCTACTAGCTCTAATGGTACTGTGTGTATCATTCAAAACGACCAAGGCACAAGCGTCGGTTGTTGAGATTGGTGGAGTATCTGAAGTATCTGGATACGCACAAATAAAAAGAGAAGAAGCGCCGTTTGCCGCTGACTTAAAGTTTTCAGTACAGACAAACGATAAAGCCGTGACCGCTAATGGTCGCATGGCAATTAAGTTTTTAGATGACTCAACGGTTAAGCTGACTGAACACAGCCAACTAACTATAGACAAGTACATCTATGACCCCGATCCTAACAAGTCTAAGATGGCCTTGACGTTTGGCTTAGGGACTGCAAGATTTATAAGCGGAAAGTTAAACAAAAGAAATATATCTTTAAAAACTCCAACGGCTGACATAGCGATTCGCGGAACCGATTTTACGGCCACCGTAGATGAACTGGGCCGCAGTCTGATTATACTTCTTCCTGACCAGTACGGTGTATCGAGTGGCGAGATAGAAGTGATTACCGCTATGGGTACGGTGTTGTTGAATAAGCCTTACCAAGCTACAACGGTTTCGGTGTTTGAGTCAGCCCCTTCAAAGCCTGTTATACTAGACCTGACTTTAGATTTTATTGATAACATGCTGATTGTTGCACCGCCCAAAGAAGATAAGACTGTTGTTGAAGAAAGAGTTACAAAGTCTGCAAACATCCTAGACTTTAATGAATTAGATATTGATTATTTAGATGAAGACTTTTTAAAAGACGACAGCTTAGAGTTTACAGAGTTAGATATAAATTATTTAGATGTTAATTACTTAGAAGACTTGCTAAACATACTAGACTCTTTAGCTATTTCAGAAGAAAAAGATCAGCTTGCACAAGTTTCGGGCGTAACAGTATCGGGCACTGCGCTAGGATCAGACGCAGAAACTCAAATAACCACCCTAATTACAGGGCAAGTGTTAAGCTTAATAAGAAACGTAAGCGAGTCAGTTAGACTAGACTTAGACATAAGCAACGGATACACAGTAATTTTAATACAAGACGGAGTATCTAATACCGTCAAGATCAATGGCGGTGATTCTGTAATAAGGATTACTCAGGAAGGATGATAAGCAACTATAGAAGGTATATAAGAATTAAGTATGGCTTCCCGCTAACACGTAGGGGTTTGTTTATAGATGTGCTTGCATAATAGAAAGGATACAATATAAAAAAGATAATTATAGGGCTTGTAGTTTCAGTGTTGTTTGCGGCTTTAGTATATCAGCCAACACTACTTGAAGTTATAAAGCTAAGAACTTTTGATGCATTTGTTAAGACTGAAGAGCCTACAGATAATATAGTACTGCTCAACTTAACAGAAGAAGACATTCACAACGAGGGCGGTTGGCCTTTTCCGCGTGAACGCCTAGCTGAAATACACGTAGACCTGTTGAATGCGGGGGCTATGTCAGTGTCTTGGGTTGCAGTATTCAGTGAGCCAGACAGGTTTGGCGGCGATGGAATCTTTGCAAGAGCCTTGTCGTATTATCCCTCAGTGATTGCTATGTTTGAGACTGACGGCTACAAAGAAGTACCGCTCACCGAAGGCACAGTAATATTGGGCGATGATGTTGGCGGCATAGAAGGCACAGGGCGTTACACAGAACATAAAGCCTTTAAGAAATGTAGCACTTCAAGGGATAGTATCAGCGCCAGTAGACGTAGACAACTTGGTTAGACGAATGCCGCTATTGATGCGAAGTCCCGAAGGTTGGATGGCAAGCTTTGGCACTCAACTCTTAAAGGCCGTGACAGAAACCAACACCTATGTCATCAAAACAAACAGTGACGGCATTCAAGAAATAAGAGTAAAGCAACTGAACCCAATACCAACAGACAGTGACGGAAGGGTGTGGGTTAACTGGGTAGAAACAGACAGCACTTCTTTACAGGCTATGGACGTAGAAGGCAAGATGGTTATCGTAGGCACGACAGCCAAGGGAATACTACCACAAGTTGCAACACCTGTAGGGCTGTTGTATCCGCACCAGATACAGGCGGCTTTAGTAGAGACAACGCTACACGCATCTAACAAAGACATGCCCATGATTCCGCAGGCATCCTTGTTTTTTGAATTAATCTTCTTTATGTTGGGTGTTCTTTATGTTGTTTTAGTTTTAAACTACTGCGGCATATACTTGGGGGCGGTGTTATCGGGAGGAATAATGTTAGGTACTTCAGCGTTTGGGGTGTATCTAATACGACACGGAATACTTTTAGATGTTACATGGACTTTAATTTCTGAGTTTGTTGTAGCAAGCACAATGTTCTACTTGAACTACAAAGAACAATACAAGCTACGGCAACAGATCAAGAAGCAGTTTGAACACTATCTAGACCCGCGACAGGTTAAGAAACTTCAAGACAATCCAGAGATTTTAAAGCTTGGCGGCGAGAAGAAGTACTGCACGTTTTTGTTTACAGATGTCAGAGGCTTTACAGCCCTATCAGAAAGCGTAAGCCCAGAAGAAGTGACTTACATAATGAATAAAGCCCTTACAGCCCAACAATCAGCAGTGGCTGAATACGGTGGCATGGTAGACAAGTACATTGGTGATGCAATGATGGCAATCTTTGGAGCGCCTCTTGACTTAGAAAATCACGAAGACAAAGCCATTGAGTGTGCTGAGTTAATACAAGTAAACATGGCAGAGTTAAATGTTGAGTTCCATAGCAGAGGCTTGCCGCCTATACAGATTGGAATAGGAATCAATAGTGGTGAGGCTATCATTGGAAACATGGGATCAGATCAACGCTTTGATTACACAGCTATAGGGGATGCTGTGAACGTAGCGGCTCGTTTAGAATCAGGAACTAAGGCGGCAGGAGTAGATGTGTTGATAGGTTTCAGCACTAGGAAAGGCTCTAGTATTAAGTTAAAGCCACTATCGCCCATTGAAGCTAAAGGAAAATCCCAGAAGCTGAAAGTATACACAATGGAGGGATAAATAATGGCAACAAAGAAAAAGTCTACAGTAAACAAAGCAGGAAATTACACCAAGCCTACAATGCGTAAGAACTTATTTAATAAAATTAAAGCGGGAAGTAAGGGTGGTAAAGCAGGACAGTGGTCAGCACGAAAGGCTCAAATGCTTGCTAAAGAATACAAAGCTAAAGGAGGCGGGTACAAATGAAAGTTAAAGCAC